TCATTAAACGAAACGTTACAAAAATCGCTGGTCCAGCTGTCGATCTCGTTCCTACGCCTCGTTGATAACTTATCAACACATATAACATGCCTCTACCGGTTTCTTACTCATTATACGTTCCACATTCCGAGCCGGATTGGGAATGGTTTTTATTACTTTTGGCAGGTATTCCAATGTTGGCGGAAGAGACATGGATCGTTGTGATTCAGGTGCTTTTATCATTTTTACAGGAACTACTTCCCTTACGATATTTTGTCGTGAAGTACGCAGTTTCCTATTGATACGATTGTACTCCATATCTAAAGACCCTACGCCTGCTTTATATAGACATGGCTACCAAGAAAATGATGATGGCCGACGGCATTGGTTTTGTTGAACTCCTTGAAACCTTCGGCGACGATTTGACGGTGGTCAATGCCGCACGCGTTTCCTTTGATAAAGTATCGAACGAGCTGACTGAGGCCGATAAGAAACTGATTCACTACCTGGCCAAGCACGATCACGTATCACCTTTTTTCCATCCCCAAGTGCGATTTCGTCTGAAGATGCCCATCTTTGTGGCACGCGAGTGGTTTCGTCACACGATTGGCTTTGCTCGCAATGAAGTCAGCCGTCGTTATGTAGATACTCCGCCCGAATGCTGGATTCCTGCTGCTGCCGATATTCGTGAACGTGATCCAAAAGTCAAGCAGGGCTCTAAGGCTACACCTGTCGGTGAAGCGGATGAAGTTCATTTGATCTTGAAGGAACAGATCCAAGGCGCCATGGCCACCTATCAGACTCTTCTTGCTCGTGGTGTCGCCCCTGAAATCGCTCGTTCTGTTCTTCCACAGAGTATGTACACTGAGTTTATTGAAACGGCCTCATTGGCAGCTGTCGCCCGTCTGTGCCACTTGCGGCTCGGTGCCGATGCGCAGAAAGAGATTCGTGATTACGCTGGATTCGTCAATCAGTGCTTAGAGACTGCCTTTCCCGTATCCTGGAAGGCCCTTCAGTTGACATTTTAACCTAAACCGCACTAGCGATAAATGAATAATATGCTCGCCGCTGCCTACGAAGTCGCCAAAATCGAACAATCCAAACACAGCGCCAATGAGCGTCTCGATGTCTATCGTAATGTCCTTGAGCCTTACTTTTATATGTATTTGATTGAAAAGTATGGCGCCATGCTTCAAGGATTCTGGGAAACCTATCGTCCACCTCTTCTTTCTGAGAATGCCTACGTAATTGTCGAACGGCGCGCCCATCCCAACTTCCGTTTTGTTCTCCAAAACATGGCATGGGCCGCACCCCATATGTCCGTCTACATCTTCTGTTCCGACGAGAATCGGGCCTTTATCGAGGCGATTCTCGGCGATAAAGCCGATTCCTTTCATCTCATAGAGGTCTTTCAGGGAGAAGTCTCTCGTGAAGAGGGTAAAAATGGATATAATCATATCATGACTGATTACCATTTCTATGAATCCATTATGGCCACGTATATTCTGACGATTCAGATGGACAATATTATCCGTCGAAAGATTCCCAGTTCCATGTTTGTCGGTGATTATTGGGGAAATCCATGGGCATGGCGGTGTGAAGCAGCGGGTGGCGGCGGCGCGACCGTGCGTCGTGTCCAGGCTATGATCGAGATGTGTACTACCCATCGACCGGATCCGACCGCGGGCGTGCCCCCTTTGGAAGACGCGTGGGTTGCGGAACGTACCTCTGTTTTTCCTCCCTTTGCATTTCGACGTGCCCATCTCATGGAAAGTGTTCCTACCGATGATCCTGTCATTCTTCATCAATTCTGGACCTTTATGGATGCGTATCTTCAACGACCGCGCGACGATGTGGTACAGTTTTTGACCCATTTATTAACTATTTCTTAAGATGCTGATACACCACATACGCAATAAGTGCCACACAAACCACCTGACTGGCTTGTGCGACTCTCCATTGATTATGAGTGACCAGACGTTGGGTTTCACTGAAATCGGAGGGAACATTACAGATGGCACATCCTTTTTCGGATTGAATGTCTGTTTTCGCTTTGTGATTTTGTTGAAGGATAAGACGGGTTGATCCCACCAGTCGCATGTCTGTTAAATACGCATGAATACTTGTCCACATATCAATGTGACAATGGATGGGATACGCATTTTTTAATAACTGTTTTGCCGCATTCAATGTAAGCACATACCCATGAAACAATACAAACGACCCCACACGGACGATGCCCGATTCTTTCGGTTCATTTGGAATACGTGTTTTATCCTCCCATAATCCTCCTACGAGCCAGATGTCCCATTGTTTTGGATTTTTGAGAACCGTGGACTGCTGGATGATTTGATTGGCTCTCTCTTTGAAATCAGGTGGCACCACCGCGTCATCTTCAAATACAAGACACATCTCTTGATTATGATCCACCATCCATTGCCATACTGCAATATGCGATAGCGCGCATCCCACACCGCCAATACTGTCCAGTTCTTCATGCGATCTACGGGTTTTCGTCTTGATGTTTCGTTTCGTTAATGTCGTTACTCGATCGTCCGTATCGAGATTAATGGTTTTCCCATCGACGCCTAGAAATCGCTTGACCGAAAGCGATCGAGTTCCGGGCTGATCTTGAAATCGACGCCATCGATCCGCTCGACGCTCCAACGTAATACAAACTGCTGGAATGGAATCAATGGACCAACTCGTTGTCATTCCCCTAATCTAATTGAGATATCTTCGCTCCCATCAGAACATGATTCGATCCCTTCGTGGTACCGATTATGCCATTGCCAATGCGCTCTTTCAACGTAATTTCTTGGCGTCGGAACATCCTTATTTCAAGGGAGCGTGGGATCGTCGTACTCCAGAGCGCTCATTCGGATTATGGGTGGACGGCTGTTTGATCGGAATTGCGGTGGTGTGTACTACCAAACTTGAATACATTTGTATTGAACCTGTACAACACGGTGCTGGGTGGGGAACCCTTCTGCTTGAACATGTCCTATCCATTTGCCCTACCCTCTACCTGAATCCTGCCGATGATCCTGCGTTATGTCGATGGTATGAGCGTCATGGTTTTCAGTTATCCAATGAGGTTGCGCATTCTACCTTTACTACACGATGCTACGTTCGACATACCTATGAAACACGAAGTAAAACACAAACTGCTCGTAAAATTTGACCAACTCTAATTATATTACGGATACAGACATGGGCCATCTCTCTCTGATTATCGGATGTATGTTTGCGCAAAAGACGACCGAACTATTACGTCGTGTTCGACGTTACCAATCCATCGGCTACAAGGTTCTCGTTGCCAACTACGTTGGTGATACACGTTATGGAACCAACCGTGTCGCATCCCATGACAAAGAGTTTGAACATGCTACCTGCGTGTCTCGATTAGCGGACCTGGATGCGACCGTTCGTTCAGGATCCTATCAAGTTCTTGCCATTGATGAAGGTCAGTTCTTCCCTGATTTATTTGAAAAAGTGACCGCCTGGGCCGACGAACTCCCCATTCACATTGTCATTTCGGGTCTTGATGGTACATCCAATCGTGAGCCATTTGGTGACATGCTGCGTCTGATTCCCCACGCAGAAGAGGTTGAACGGCTCAGTGCGTTCTGTGCAGTATGTCGTGATGGAACCGTGGCGGTGTATTCTCAGTATGTTGCTGTGTTTCATAAACAAGACGTTCTCGTGGGTGGAGCCGAATCCTATCGACCCGTTTGTCGCGCACATTATTTACAATAAAACGATATATTAATATTTTTATCTAGTAGAATGTCTCGTATCTATGACTCTTCCCAGTTGACGCTGCGACGTGCCCAACAGGCCATTGCGGGTGGTTTTTTAGCGAGTGCGGGTACGGTACCTAGCAATTATACCAGACAATCGCGTTCTGGACATGGAATCATTGATGCGTCTATTATCGCTCAAGTCAAGGCGGGCAGCATGACGGAATACACTCGGTATGATACGTGTATTGCCGTGAGTCTCGGATGCCCTGCGGATCCTGTGATTGCCGCGTCGTTAATCAATCCACCTTACATCCCTACACTTCCTGGAGCCGTATCAGGGATCACCTTTACGGTCGGTTCCATCATTGTCTCCTGGAATGCGCCCACGGTAGGCGACGGACCATTTCAGTATGTGGTAACACCGGTTCTCAACGGCGTTGCACAGGATTCTGTCACAACCTCAGACACCACCTACCGCTTCACGAATCTTCAAGAATGGCAACCCTATACCTTTACTGTCTGCGCACGCAATGTGAGTGGAATGGGGCCTCTTCTCCGCACTCCTTACTTTCTTTCCCCACCCTCTGTTCTTTCTAGTATTATGTCTGGTCAAGCGGATGCGGTTGATGTCTCTCTTGCGCTTCCTTATATTATGAATGCTGGGTTAGACAATGTATTACAATACATTGCGTCTTCTAATCTCGGCCCTACCAAAGGCTCGCGAATCATGTTCCTCTTTGTTTCCTCTGTTGTTCAAGCATGGAACTGGGTCACTGCCGACACCAATGTTCAAGGTATTAAGGATAACTGGGATTGGACTGAATCAAAAGCGGCTGCGCCTCTTTCTGCGAATGATTCCATCATTTGGATCTCCTGTGTCATTGATTATCTTATCTCCCAGCTCCATCCTATGGCATCCATTTACAACTGTCCTGAGGTAGAGCGAGTGAAAACCGCAGGTCAATGGGACGATTGGACGGCTCGATGGAGTACCTGGTACATCAATCGTCTTGCCGATGGGTCCTCCATGGCGTCGACTGCCCAGCCTGTTACTTCCTCTAACTGGAACAATACCATTGTAGTGGACGGCGTAACTGTCAATGATATTAATGGATTCCCTCAGCCTCAGCAATGGACCCGTTTGACAGTAAATGGAGTTCAGCAGAAATATGCCACGTATTCATGGGATACCATTCATTCCTCCTGCTTGACCGCTCAGAACGAATCGGATCTTCTGGCACTTGTTTCGCCTGCCACAGGTACGGATCGCGATGCCGAGATTGATGTTGTATTGAACATTTCACAGAATTTGACCGATGAGGAAAAGATGATTGCCGAGTTCTGGGCCGGCTCCGCCCCTGGTGTCATGCCGCCCCCCTTGATGGCCATCTGGCTCTGGAAAGAATACATGCGCAGTAACTCGTTCTCTTGTGCTCATATCATGTATTCCCTTCTGGATTTGTCAATTCATTTGTTCGAAGGAGCACGCATTTGTTGGGGGCAGAAATATATGTTTATGCAAGATCGTCCCATTCAGGAGATTCGCCGCCGCTATGCGGGCCAGATGATTCCTTCATGGAATGGTACCATTTCAGGCGATCAATGGACTCCCTATCAACTTTCTTCATTTGTTACCCCACCTTTCCCTGATTTCCCATCTGGTCACAGTCATTTTACTCAGGCGTTTGCGCGTACCATGACAAAATGGTTTGGTCCAACGATTACCAAGAATACGATGACGTATGATTTACAGTCCTTGTATTCTACTTCTTTTACGTCAAATCAAACCGTGGCGTTCGGTGATTTCATCTTGCCCGCTGGTTCATCTGCTGTTCAACCTGGTATCGTTCCTGCGGCGGATGTAACATTATCCTTTTCTACCTGGCAAGATATGGCAGACCAAGCAGGAATGTCTCGTTTGTTCGGCGGCATTCATACCATTTCCGCCCATTATGCTTCTCAGACCACTGCGGACGCCGTCGATGGATACATTAATGCGGCGTGGGGGATCATGCCATAAATCCTATGGGATTTATGGCCTGTAACAAAACTGTGAATCAGTTTTGGTATCACGCCATAAAGATATGTAATATTATGTTATTATTATTATATCGTAATATTATAATGGTTAAACCTACTTTTATTTGTATTGGAGTACAAAAATCTGGTACAACTTCATTAATTAATTATCTCAATCAGCATCCCGATATCTACATGTATCCATCTGAAATACATTTTTTTGATACCACCGAACTTACTGAATTAAGTATTATACAATATGAAAATATATTTTATAGCAATAAGAAAATAGTAGGGGAGAAAACACCATCATATAACTATTTACAATTTGCGATGGATAGAATATGGAAATATAATCCAACCATCAAATTAATATTACTATTACGAGAGCCAATTGCTAGAGCATTCAGCCAATATACGATGTGGTTAGAAGCTAATAATTTACTACTAAATGACACACAAATCATATTAGATTTTGAAAAAGAAGAACACCTTGCCTTATCAGACTTAACAAAAAATGGAAATCATTTTATCAACAGAGGAAAATATGATGAAATTATATTATATATACTTTCTAAATTTCCCAGAGAAAATGTGTATATTGGAATTTCTGAAGAAATAAAAACAGATAAACTTAACTCCTACAATGATATCTTTCGTTTTTTAGGAGCGACCACTATCGATACGATAAATGAACATATGGATACAAATGTAAGAAAATATAGTATATCGATTCCTGCGATTTTAGAAAAGAAATTATATGATATTTATCAACCACATAATGAACGATTATATCGCATACTAGGAAGGAAAATAGATAGTTGGGAAAAATATTATGATGAATTACACATTAAATAATAATGTTTCCTGTAATGATCCGAATGCGTTCTGAGTTGCTATACCATTTTCGCCAATTCTCGATTTTAACCCATCCCTGTCTCACCGCCGCCGCCACACTTTGAATGAACGCTGTGTATTCACATTTGGGAACCGTTACATTCGCATAGGCCACCTGACAGTCCTCTACCGTGGCAATCATCAACGGCTGGTCTTTTAACGCACGTACCGCATTATGAAACGCAAACAACCAATTGCGTGTCTCTGTTTGGAGGCCCTGTCCATACAGACCTTTTAGTGACGGCACGGGATTCGCCGCAATGTAGTCCGCCGCATGAGCCTGGCATTCCGTACACGGAATAACAAGTGGAAGCATTGTCAACATGGTCTCTGTATAATTCGCCTGGTCGGTATCAATAATTTTATTACCCGACGAGCCGATTCGCTCCGCCATACAGTGTAAATATTTCCATAAGATCGGACCCCATTCCGTCGGAGCCAATAGTTGGTCCGTTTGAAGTACAGGTGCCGCCGCGCCACCTTTTTTAGCACCACAACCACAACCCATCTAGTTTGTGACGCGCGTTTTTCTTTACGTTCTTTAAACACATCGTTGATAATGTGAGCCCGTTTGACAGAATCACATTAGCGAATCATCGTTTCGATCGATGGACTTTTAGGTTATGAGCCTAACGCTCTTCCACTGAGCTAATTCGCTGTCAGTTGTGCCGTTAATAACAGCACAAATCGACTCTAGTGGGATTTGAACCCACGACCTTTCGATTAGAAGTCGAATATTCTATCCGCTGAATTACAGAGCCGTTGGAGAACCCATCTGGGTCTGCTGTTCTACGAGAGGATTATCTTTAGGCTCCGCATACTTCCAAATAAATCCATATGCTAATTTAGCTCTTCCCTGTAATACATGTAAAATGTTCCCTTTTTTAAATTCTAATTCTCTTTCAGCGGCTGAAGTACTGATATATTCTTTAATAAATGTTCCGTCATGTGTATATTGAGAAATTGACTTTCCACGTGCTTTCGTCATTGTAATTCTATGTTTTTCTATACCATTCTTTTCATAATATTGTAGTACACTATTTTTGATTTTCTGTTTTGTTTCTTCTGATATTTTTCCATATTTATGAGAATTAGCTCCTAATCTTTTTTCTTCTTTTGCCTTTTTATGCTTTTCTGAATTTTTTATACAAGATGAAATATCAATCGTTCGCATAGTAGCTTGATGTCGTTCTCTATATGTCTCATAATAATTCGGATTAGCTTCGTTAAACTTTCTTTTTCCTTCTTTAATTTTTCCAATTGTTTCAGGTGTATGATGTACTCCTTTTCTTGTTTCACCTAATGTACCGCCAGCATTCATATTATAACCGTTGGGTATAATTGTATTATATTTTTTTATATATTCTTTTTCATATTTGAAGACAGCGTCATTAAAACAAATAATAAGTATTTCGAACTTGAACTTTTCAACACCATGTTTCTTCATTGATGCTTTCAATGCAGGACATCCTACAGTAGATTCTAATGAATTACGATGATGACTCCATCTCCTTTCAGGTGTATTCTGAGTCGTTTCTCCAATATAACACTTTCCATTTACTGTATTTGTAATTTTATAAATATAGCCCATATCTATTTATCATAATGACTATTTAGATTCGCCTACTCGACCTATTAAAGTATGCCCACCGATTCATACTAATGGATATTATTACCATCACTGATATCATTACTGAAATCGATCGCGCTCAGCAGAGGATTAACGAATGGACCGGCGGACCACTCGACTTATCCTATTTATTGCTCTATAAGCTTCCACCTATTCCTAGAACCGTTACCGAATTATATTGTACTGGTTGTCATTTAACTGAATTGACTATACCTGACCAGTTGACTTTTTTAAATTGTAGTCATAATCCACTAAAAACTCTTCCTGAACTTCCACATGGTCTACGTGCGCTTACCTGTGATAATACACAATTAACACGTCTACCTACCTTACCTTCTACCCTTACACGCCTTGTATGTCGAACCAATCCATTGGAATGTCTTCCTGAACTTCCAGAAGGATTGGTCGAAATCCTGTGTTCACAAACACCCATTGAATCGTTACCTCTTTTACCATCTTCTCTTCATACTCTCAAGTGTAGTAACAATCGATTGATGAGTTTGCCCCCTCTTCCCTCTAGTCTTCAAACACTTGATTGTAGTATCAATCTTATTACCGAACTCCCTCCTCTTCCTTTATGTCTAGGAGAACTTGATTGCCGATACAATCAGATTCCAATGCTACCTGATATCCACCATAGAATGTCTTATCTTCTCTGTAATGAAAGCAATGAATGGGCACGTAGACCGAAAGAAACCATGTATGACCATATGGATCGTGTCAAATGGTTGACTTCTCAGCGTCGAGTGAATAAGCGATGTAGCTCGGTGAAGGAAGGAATTATGATGAAAGCGTGGCACCCCTCTCGTGTCGAACGATTATTACTTGCGGGGATTGACATCGAAGATATGTAAATGCCTAAACGGATTATTGTATGATATCTATAATGAGCGATTATTTTGTTACGCTCTCTAATCTCGCTTCTCTGCCCTGTATTATTTATTACCAATATCATCGTAAATACTTTTATTCGTTACAAATCCTATTTAATTCCCTGTTTTCTTTCATTCATCACTTAGGAGGTTCAGGATTGTATAAAATTCAAGATAACGGGCTATTTGACTTCTTAGATGGACTCTATTCTTACCTCTCCATCTATCTCTTCTCTATCTACTTGATGCTCTCCAATCACTACGAACTTCGAACGGAGCTTTTCTTGATTCAAACCATTCTCATGTCAATGGTCTATGTGGGGATTGGTGCTGTCGTTGTATTACCTGTCACCGCATTCCTGACACTGATTATTACAGGTGTTCATTATCAAAAAATAAACTCGATTTCCATTTGGAATTATTACTTACATCTCGGCATTGGATTAGCCGCTACGGATTTGGCCTGTTTCTTTGTTGCTGTTACCTATGAATACAACTATTTCCACGCTGTTCATCATTTGATCGCATTTAATCTTCCGATTGTTGTGGATAAATATGTGACGTCATTGCTTTCTGTTTCGGATCCACCTGCGATACGGCTGGAATCACCTGTTATCCAACCTGTGCGAAGAAATGCGATTTAAAAAGTACACGGCGGAGTAGATGGAAGTAATTACAGAAGCCGAACAAGCTGAACTGATTCAATGGGGCAATGCGAATTATACAACCTTTCAAAAGAATGGTCAAGGGCGTCAATTTAAAGTTCTTACTGGATTTGCCAATACTCCTTCGTGTGTATGGGACATTAAGAAGCGAATTGTAGAGAAAGAAGGATTACAGAATGCTCCACAAGAACCGATGTTTAAAGATTATATGGGATACATTACGGATGGTGGTAAAATCCATCCTCATACCGATCCCAATCGCGATGGATTAATTCATACCCGATTTAATGTCGTTGTTCAGTTGCCTGTTAAAGGTGGACTACCCATTTACGGTGGTAAAACACTACAAGTGTCAGAGCGCCATTATGTTCGTTGTAATTCGGGTATCGATGAACATACATGTGAACTGGTAGAAGGCCCAAAGGCACGAATTGTATTATCGTTTGGTTTTTTGCTGCCCGGCGCGTGATTATATTATTCTTTATTTTATAGTAAAGAATAATGAGCGAAATTGTTATTGAACCACATATGCCATCATGGAAAACAATAGATTGTCCTGACTTTACACGTCTTTTACATCGGCATTGTGAAGAAGCGCACATGGAAATGGGGATGTCTATCATAAAAATATTCGATTCTAATTACACAATCTATCCAAAACTTTTCTATAAACGTATTGATTCCATGCCATTTACAAAAGAGATTGATTTTTGTTTTATTGGGCAGAAAAATGTAGATCGTGCGCAACAAACCGCTCGAACATGGTCTGATAAGTTTGCCACCGAACGTTTTGGTCCACGTTCGTATTTACAATATAATGGAGAAGATTCTAACTATGTAAAAAAAGGAGAGTTTGATTATACAAATGTTGCTAAGGGATTTATACCGCGTGATATGAATGATGATGAATTTTACAAGTTTGATGAACATTATTTTACGATCATGAAAAAAAGTAAATTTTGTTTATGTCCCGCAGGCGATGCTCCTTGGTCTATGCGATTTTTAGAAGCCATTATGTGTAAAACCATTCCTATTGTAAGTGAAAAATATGAAACATGGCGGACGTACGCGGAAGAGAAACTTGATTACAAGTTTTATTACGCACATGAATCTGATTTTGTGTACCGTGAAGATTGGGTAGCACATAATTATGACATCTTTCTACAGTATCATACATTCGAATATTATGATAGTCCTATATGCGTTAGTAATAGTATATAAAAATCTAACTATACTATATAATGGAGATCATTACGGAAGCTGAACAAGCCACCATTATTCAATGGGCGAATGATAATTATACAACCTTTACTAAGAATGGACAAGGAAGACAGTTTCTAGTCCTTTCTACTGCAACAAATGCTCCTCCATGTATCTCTGATATCAAGCAACGAATTGTAGAAAAAGAAAATCTAGAATATGCTGAGCAGGAGTCCGATTTCGGTGATTATGTTAGTTATATCCAAAACGGAGGACAAATTAATAAACATAAAATTCCTGAGATCGGTGGTAAATCTCTTATACGATTTGAAGTCTATGTTCAATTACCATTAAATGGAGGTATGCCACTTATTGATGATAAAGTTGAGATTGTTACGGAACGCCACTACGCGCGTCGTAAGCCTGATGCAGACTTTCATTCCTGTCAGATTGTAGAAGGAATGAAAAATAGGATTGTATTATCATTTGGATTTTTATTACCACGTGGTGTATAATTTTATTTTATTTTTTGTGTTGAATATCTTTTAGATTTTCAAAACAAAAAGTACGCAAGGTGGGATTCGAACCCACGCGGATTTCTCCAGTCGATCTTAAGTCGACCGCAATAACCGGGCTATGCGACTCGCGTTATGTGGGATTTCTCCACACCCATTCATCATGTATCCTCTTTAAGCCACGATTAGATGAACTCCAAAATGCTTCTCTTTCGATCATCTAGAACCTTGACCTTCGCATACATCTCTTTTGACATTGCCATCGACGCCAATTTGATCATCCCTTCAATGTGCCATGTCGGATTGATCACAATAATCTCTTGAAAGGTAGTACCGTATGTCGTAGTTAACATCTTAAATAAGGCGTTCCCTAGTTGAATCTCAGCGGCATGTTTTAAATCAAACCCATCGCCGTCAATGATACACTTCCATGGTTTTGGTCCAATCGAAGCAATCATATTACTAACATGTGCTAGAATTCCATCTTTATCATCATAGAGGCGTGCCTTTGATGGGTGCGTATAGAAGGTTACGATTCCACCTTTTTCTGATACTTTTTTAAATGAGTGACTGGTTGGATCTGCCGCGCATGTGGGGCAGATCTTGTCCATTGAATTCTAGTACGCGGATATTTTTTAAGATCCCTTTCCATACACACCTAAAAACGCAGCGCGTTGAGTACACAAGATGATTCTCCTCGTAACCGGTGGATGTGGTTTTATCGGAAGTAATTTTATCAATCATTATTTTCCCCTTGAACGTGTGGAGAGACTTGTTAATATTGATGCGATGTACTACTGTGCCAAGATAGACAATGTTCGTAACACAATTCAACAGGATCCACGTTATGTCTTTCTTCAAGGAAATCTTCGCGATCGCTCCTTTGTTACATCCGTTCTCCATGAGTTTCGTCCCACCCATGTCATTCATTTTGCCGCCCAATCTCACGTCCAACGTTCTTTTGACGATTCATTGGAGTTCACCTATGATAATATTCTAGGTACTCATATTCTAATCGAATGTTGTCGTCTTTATGGCGGAATTGAACGTTTTATTCACGTATCCACTGACGAAGTATATGGCGAATCCATGAATACCACGGAAGAACTTCACAAAACGGAGAAATCCATCCTGTGTCCCACCAATCCCTATGCGGCTACCAAAGCAGGTGCGGAATTGATTGTACAATCCTATTCCCATAGTTACAAAATGCCCATCATTATTACACGTGGAAACAATGTCTATGGACCCAATCAATATCCTGAAAAGGTTATCCCACGTTTCATTCAGCAATTGAAAAATGGTGAGAAAGTTACCATTCAAGGCGACGGGTCGGCTGTACGTGGATTTCTTCACGCACAAGATACCGCAGAGGCCTTTGAGGTTATCTTAGAGCGCGGGCAAATTGGTGAAATCTATAACATTGGAACGGACGACGAATATTCCATCATGGACATTGCCAAAATTCTCATCGAATCCATCTGTCATACTCGCGACTATGATCAATGGATCAGTTATATTGAAGATCGGCCTTTTAACGATCAACGATATTATATTAGCAATGCGAAACTCAACGCTCTTGGATGGGATGTAAAGATTAATTTGTTGGATGGAATAAAGGATCTCCTATCATGATCCGACGCATTGAAGTGGGCGAATTGCTTCATGCCGATCGCCTTGAAAAAATCGTGTTTTGTCTTCAAAAACGAATAAAAGAAATGACGCATGATACACATCGCGTCCCTTGCGAAATGCGTTTTTCTGTTCGTATCAATCACTACACGAAAATGAACTGTGCTACTGTATTAAACCGTGAAGAGTATATAAATGAAGAGTTTCCTGTTGTTGGATTTTCTTATACCATCGAAATCTGTGAAACCGACCATATCATTGCGCTATACGAAACGGGGCTCGATGGGAAAGACCCTCGTGCGATCGTAAATGGTCTTCTCAGAAATTTAGATCGCTACGACACCAAACGACTTTACTATTGTATCTTCTGTATGGATGAACTCGTTGAAAAAGGAAAAGAGTGTTGTGATGCGTGTGAACTCAATAAGATTACCTATGATGAAATGTGTGCGATCTGTCAAGATGAAGATCATCTTCTTGTCTCGTCCGTTTGGGGGAGACTCGAATGTGGACATGTTTTCCATAAACATTGTGCCCTTCAAATCAAATGTCATGTCGATAAACGGATCAAATGCCCGCTTTGCCGACATGATCAAGAACGCATTGTAGTGGCGGTGATCTAATGCGTTTAAAATTTTGATTTTGTTTATACGGTAGAAGTGGAGCAAGGCTGAGTACCACAGTTGGTAGTTGGACCTTCCTGTTAAGAAGGGTGTCCCTGGTTCGATCCCAGGCTCGGCCGTTTCTCCCTTACTTTTTTGTTTTGTCTATAATCTTTCTATACAAAACAGGAAACAGTGAAATCACTCCCACACATGACAAAGCAATCATCGTACGCCATTCAATCACACTTTCCCCCGTTTGAAACGAATGAATGATCGTGCCCGTCGTAACATGAATATAATTTGCCGGCATCAGACCCAATAGCGTTGCGAAATAAAACGTTGAGAAAGGAATGCCCATCACAGGTGATGCTAAATTAATGAACCAATTCGGCATAAATGGTGTCATACGAAGAAATAGTAAGTAATTGAATACGTTTTCCTTATTTTCATGAATGGATGTACGAAACGAACGAATCATGGATTCAAATCGTGATTCGATTGCATCTTTTGCGAAATGTTTGGATAGCAGATAACATACGGATGCGCCTGTGGAGGAAGTCAAAATAACCGTGCCAAATCCAATACGTGTTCCAAATAGCGCACCTGATAAAATAGAAAGAAACAACGTACCTGGAATGCCACATGACTGCATTCCAATATAGAGCGCGACAAATCCTGACCATACTCGCCAGAAATGTGCCTCTTTGTATTCCTCTAGCGATTCAACAATGGCTTTCACATCCTCAATGGATTGCGGTAACACGCTTCGCAGCATCATTGCAACGAACACGACCGCACACACATTTCGTACTGTGTTGTTCATATTAGTAGAGTAACGCGAACGATGTTTAGATATGTTCAGAATCGACACATTCCGAACATAACAAAAATAATCAGTTTTTGTTTATGATTGGGATAAATCCCTAACAATCAAGAATAATATACACGGCGCAATCCATACTCCTTCACACATTTCTCCATATGCGGCCGACAGTGTTCACACGGCTCGGACTGTACTAACTCATTCGTACCTCTCGAGATACGAATCACAATGAGTATCGCTCCTGCCAACTTCGTATAATCTCCTAGTTTTTTAAGAACTGCGCGTTCCGCGTGAATCGACCGATCGTCATATCCACATCCACGCGCACGAGAACCAACGGTATTCGTTGCCATTTCCATCATTTTCCCACGTTTCAGAATCATTGCGATATGAACATGACGCAAGCGTGTCTTTAACCATAATGACTTTAACGTCCGATGATGATAAAACAGCTGAAGAATGGATTCTCTATCGATTCTCATTCTGGGCACTCTTTATTATGAGTTGCTCTTTCTTCAATTTTTACTGATGAATCACGACGTCGACTTTATCGGAATGATCCGTGGAGGAAGGAATGATGACTACATTGCTTGCGTTGCTTTCGGATACGATGGGCTGTAGTTCCTTTGGTTCCTCTCTGCGTTTCTTTTCGGGTGTGTGCGATCTCGAAGAAAACAACGGATTCTGTTTCAATTGAAGACGGTTCTCAAATCGAGATGGACGAGGCTGTATGCTCATCACGGGTGGCAGTCCATCGCTACGTATCTTTTTGGCTTGTTCGATATGAATATCGATATCGGCATTAATCTTCTTCTTACGTTCTTCCAATATGCGCTGATATTCTTCTTCTTGTTGTTGAATGTTTGCCTTCTCAATCTCTAGTTCCTCTTCTAACATCTTCTTTCTTACCTCCAAAGCTTCATTCAGACGTGATTCCACTTGCTTCTTGATGGTATCCTGGATCTGTGGAGATAACAGTTCATTCAACGCATTCTTCTTATGACGGAGCATGAGTGCGGCATCACTGAGTGTCTGTGTTAGACGTGACTTCGAACTCTCAAAGATACGAGTGTGCTCCAATGCTCCACAAATATCCGGTTTCTTCAAATCAGGAACGGATCCAAAGTGTTCCTCAAACATCTTGATCGAAACCTCTGGAATGGGTGGCGATTGCTCGATCAATCGATCAAGATCCGAACGACAAATCTTTAAAAAGTCCAATGAATCAATTCGATCATCGGGCTTGAGTGCCAGTTCCACTGCGATCAAACGCTGAAACTTACCCCATGCGATCGATGCCACACGATTCGACTCTTCCAATTGAGCATACCGTAAATAGTTTCCAATGGTGGTTAACAGGCCCGCCACAAGAGAGACACCTCCAATTGCGAAGCTCGCGTACTTTTTAATGGTGTCATCCGTGAACAGCGATTGAATACCAAAGTTTGCGGTTCCACCCAGCGTGGATAAAATGATAACTGGTAAATTGATCCACAACGTCTTGCTATGAAAATACTTTTCCGATTTATCATGGAGCCAACGATAACACATCGCCAAATCACTCCATTCTGCCATCAATATCTCTTGTTCCTTTGACCATCCATTTAAAAATCGTTTCTCTTTGGGCTCCTCCGTGCGCGTAGGAGAAACTGAACGCGAACGCGCCCTTGGCGGGCTCTCCATCCGTATTTCGTCTGTGCCATTGATGATTTTTACACCCTCTTCGGCTGCCATTTATTGAACGGGTCTTTTTTATTTTGACTCCTTGTCCTTTCCGCCTGTAGGCTTTTTGGGCTGTCGCTTCTTCTCCTCCAGGCCCAGTTTGTAGATGGCTTCTACTTCCTTCTCCTTTAAACTTGATGGGTCTACGCCCTTTGGCAAAGAGACAAATTGCGGTTTCTTTAGGCTCGTTTTCATGATATAGGGGCCATACGGCCCTGTCCGGATCACAAACTCCTTGAAGGTGACTCCGGATCCTCCGGCCTGTTTGGTTTCGAATCGTCGGATCAAATCTTCCATCGGTTCATTTTCTTGAAACGGAATTGAGATCGATCCCGCTTGAAGATAGGATCCGAACTTTCCTGATCGTTTCTGAATCGGATTTCCATTCCACTCCCCAATCTCTGATCCAGACCGGAGGTCGGATTGATCTTTTTGAAATTGAATTGCCTGCTCTTCTGTGATCTGATCAAATTGGATCCCTTTGGGCCATCCGATAAATTGTGTATCATCCTTGGATTGTCCTTCCATCAAGAGGAGAGGGCCCTTCTTAGACTGAACCGCTTTCATGCCATTGGAGAATGTCCGGATTTTTGGATTGGATCGATCTTCCGATTTGGGAGCTTGATCCAAATTCTCGATCCGAGGTCGGTAGGAATTCCAGATCTCACGAAGGAGTACTTTCCAGGATTCAGGATCCGAACGATCTGCCGGATGAGCGATCTGATCCAAACGTATTTCCATCTGAGCCGTAAACCCATACGCAAAGAGATCCTCAAATTGAGTTCGAAGCCAATTCCATACCGAGCGTCCCAGTTCTGTCGGGACAAGTTTGTTCTTTTCCGCACCGGATTTCTTTTTGGTTTGCGATTTCAAGGGAGGCCATTGTTGTGGCTGAAGAGCATATTCCGTAACATTCATCTCTTTGGCAGGAATATCACGGATTTCTACATAGTTTTTGTCCTGAATGGCAGAAAGGAGCGCGGCAAAGGTGGACGGACGACCAATCCCGTAGGTTTCCATCTCTCGGACCAACGTGGCCTCCGTAAATCGTCCCTTCGCCTTGGAGTCCTTCGGTTCTGCTCTTATGGTTTGCCACGGCACTTTATCGCCTAGTTTCATCAAAGTAGCTTTCTCCCATTCGGTTGTTTCTTCAAGTAGAGGCGCGTCCTCGAGATCTGCGATGTGACCAACACGTTTCCATCCCTCAAACGTGGTACGTTTCCATCGTGCGAGCCAGTTGAAATCTTCATCCAATTGAAGAGTGATGTGACAGGTTTCACCCTTCGCAGGCGACATGACGGATTGAATCGTTCGTTGCCAGATGAGTCGATAGATCTTTTTCTCATATGCGTCGCCCTCTACCGTTTCTGCTTCCATATGGGTGGGACGAATCGCCTCATGGGCTTCTTGCGCTTGCGGAGCATGGAGTACCAATTGTTTAGCTTTCTTTGCTATACACGTATTTCCCACAAACTCCTCACCATATTTCTCTTTTACCCATTCCTGTGCTGAATTGATCGCCTCTTCTGATAAGACCGCCTTATCTGTTCTCATGTACGTAATATGACCTGCTTCATATAGTTTCTGTGCGATTTTCATCGTATTCTTCGGATTGATTCCATACAACGCACTTGCCTGTTGTTGTAATGTGCTTGTCATTAATGGCGGTGGAGCCGATTCGGACCATGGTTTGATTTCATGCTTTATAATGGTTGCTTGTGGAATGGTATGAACAATTTCCATATAGTTAACGGCAGAATCTTCATCTTCTAGTTCATCTGTCATCGTCGCTTGGAACTCAATGCTTGCGTGGAAGGTACCGCTGAGTTGCCAGCTTGTTGAGGTCTTGAAGGATTCAATGGCCTCTTCGCGTTCCAATACTAGACGTAGCGCAGGTGTCTGGCATCGTCCTGCTGAAAGGGAAGGTGCCACATATTTCCAGAGTAACGGGCTAATCGTGAATCCAATCATCATGTCCAGCATCGCACGCGCCTGCTGTGCGTGAACTTGATCCATATCCAGTCGAGTGGGATTCTGGATGGCATGCTTAATCGCTTTTTCTGTGATTTCCGTGAACGTAATGCGTTTTGCGGTTTTCGGATTAAGCTTTAACAACAAGCATACCGCATACGCGATACCCTCGCCTTCACGATCTCGATCGGCTGCCAAATAGACCTCTTTTGCCTCTTTTGCCTCCTCCTTTAATTGCTTGATCGCCTTGGATTTTTCTTTGATCCACTCGTATTTTGGCTCGAAATTATTCGTTAGTCCGATCGCATCCAGACTGTGTTGTAACGCACGGATATGACCCATGGATGCAATCACACGCCACCCTGCCCCCAGGAATCCTTGGATCTTCTGACACTTTGCTGGTGATTCGACAATGACCAGATTCATGGATGTCTTTCGGCAAGGCTTCGTTTGAATTCAATTTTTCGAAATATATAAATAGAATGTATTTGACTCCTGCCGAACTGACTCTCGAGATTGCGGTTGTATCCCTCATCAACGTCTTCGTTGTATATAAAGCGGCATTTGGATATTCGCTGGATTGGCGTGGCATGGTGGGTGTGATCGTTATCGCGTCCATTCTTACGGCATCGTTGAATGACATGGTCCTTTCTTCGGTTGAGATGACCAAGACCGACGTCAACACAGTGATTCGTGAATCTACGGGAATTATGATTGTTTCATCCGTTTCCAGCCTTGCCATCCTCGTGATTCTGGCCTATCGCTTCAGTTTCTTGATGGCACTCGGCCTCACCTTCTTTTCCGGTCTCCTTATTATCCTGGTGCGATTCTTAACGGCGAAGCTATAAGAGCATAAAAACCGTTCCTATTCATCAGTAGAATGGCGACCATCAACGCCTCCAGTGGGCAAGGGGCTCTTTTTGAGCTCGTTGCGCGTGGTGTAAAAGATACGTATTTCGTAAAAGACTCCAAAGACAGTCTGTTCCCTTATGATGCTCGTTACGAATCCTCTGTTCCCCATTTGGCCGAACGCAAAACCATGGTACCCTTGGCCGATACCGCATTTGGTAAAAACTTTGAAGTAGAAATTGATTCCTATGGCGACGTGTTAACCGAGTGTGCCCTTGAGATCGAACTTCCTTCTTGGCTTCCTCCCCTTCCCGTTCAACCGAATGGACAAGCCTATTCCCCTGAGCGCGCCAATGGTCTATTTTCGATTACGGACACAGATGAGATTTCATATGGATACGTCAACTATGTTGCCTACTTTCTATTTGAAAAGATCCAATTTCTTCAAGATCAGATCCTAATTCAAGAATGGAGTGGCGATGGGCTTCTGGCCAAACAAATGACAGAAGGGTCGATGAATTCAAGCTTTTTGGCACAACAAAAGGGTGGATTATTGGAGACAGACTCCGACTGCGGGATTCAATTACGTGCCACCCCTGGATCGCTACGTATTGTCTTGCCCCTTCCTGGTACACAAGGGGATGGAGGATTCCCTTTGGTTGCCATGCCATGGCAGAACTTTCGTATTCGCGGTACTCTTCGAAAACTTGAAGATCTCGTGGTATGTAGTGATCCCACAATATTCAAACCAGCTCCATGGTCCGTTCCTTCTATGAAGTATACCTATTTGGACGGCGTTACCACCAATACGTTTACCCCATTATCTAGGGTTCAGATCGGCGCTCCTCGTATTTTGCTTTCCACCATTCAGCATTATGTTAGCCCAACGATCCAAGAAGAGCTGCGTTCTAGTGTCATTGAGATCCCCTATCGACGTCAGTTTGATAACGTCTTCACCTTTGGCGAACTTGATTTTATTCCCCTTGATAAAGGCGGCGTTGCCGCCGTGACTCGGCGCCTGGACGGACGTCATCCCACTGAACGAATGGTATGGTTCTTTCGATCCTACAATGCGCTGGATCAAAATCGTCTGGATCTCTGGTCCAATGATTATTTTGATACCCGTGCTCCGTCTGGAGCACAACCCTATACCATTCCCTATGGCGAGTTCTATTATGATTTGAAGCTTACCATCGCGGGTAAGGATCGTGAAGAGTTATATAAACCGCTCGTATGGAGTCAACTAAATGCGTTATGTAAAGATGAAAAGGCGAACGGAATGCATATCGGCTCGATGAACTGGTCTACAGGTGAAAAATATGGCACGGTGTATCCTGCTCCTCGACAACCTGAAGGAACCGTTAATTTTACTTCTGCGGATCGTCCCACCTTATATATCGAATTGGCGAATATCAACTCCAATGCGGCACTCGGTCAACGAAAGGCGGAAATGAGACTATTTACAGAAGGATGGAATGTTTATGTGGTGAAAGAAGGGCGTGGAAAGTCGATGTTCGCTAGCTAATGGCTCTGCCATTCGCTACCAAAGGGTGTTACCCCTATTTCTCGTGTCGGCGAAAATCGAAAAGCCCATAAATGTTCGCATTACGATGGATGGAAGAATCAGTTATGTTACTTTTTCTAGATAGGAACGAAGATACGTGTGACGAATCTGTCCACCAAACGCATAATGAACCACCGTCATATATAACGCAATTTCATTTGTTTTTCCTAGACGTATCGGAATTTCGATTGATAATCGATGTTCATCATTTGAGCCAATTCCATTTGAAAACTCATTATTGATATGACACAAATCACTTCCTAGAAATGACACAAAATTAATCGAAACAAGATTTGAAAATGATTCTACCCCCTTTTGCCGATTTTTCTCTAACTGTGTATCAGACTGTTCGAGAAATGTCTTATGAATCGAATCAAATGCTCTTGGATTATTACAATCATGATTGATTACATTCGCAGAATACAAAAATGCGATGCTGTTCTTTCGTCCTTCAATAAATTGTTCAAACATTACATGATCGATAAATACAACATCATCATCTAGTTTTATAAAGATATAGTCCTTGTACTGCTCATGTTTGTAATAATCATGGAACAAATAACTAAATTGTTTTGATGCGACTTCATTTCCACGTGATGAATTAGAATAAGGTGTCGTTTTCACTTTAATTTTAGGATGAATGGATTCTAAACTAGACACATAGGCTCGGTCTTCTTCTGTCCACGCTACATTCCAAATATGATACTCATGAATGATAGGCAAATCAATAATACGTTTAATATTTCGTAGCTGGATCGATAGAACCGGTTGGCGTCCCGCAGGACAAAATAAAATAACGGACATTCTATTGTCATAGAGTGTATCGTTTTTTTAAACTAACACATAACAAGAAGATGCGTATTCTTGTCTTTCAATCCGATAATCGTCCATTAACTACCCGCCTAAGTGATTATCATTCCTTATCGGCTGTTATCAATTACTCCTATTGTCAGAAGCATGGATACGATTATGCCTATTCCCGCCCTTATCTGGACGATCCAGCTAGCTCTTCTCTTTACACCTGTGTAGATTCAAATCATGAACTTCGGCACTCTACTTGGGCCAAATTATTCACTACCCATTTAGCATTAGATCAAGAATATGATTATGTTGTCTATCTCGATACGGATTGTATTTTCAAAGATTTTGATCAGACCATCGAAACATTTGTAGGTGCGTATCCTGAAAAGGACATTCTATTTTTAAATGATAAACCATGGAGACGTGATCGACCAAATGGTGGGTTTTATGCGTTAAAAGTGAATTCCCATACGAAACGGTTTGTGAAAGACTGGTATTCTTATTCGATTCCTGAACGAAATCGAGTTCACCCCTATGATCAGGCTGCGTTATGGATGATCTATATGAACTATAACTTGAAATTCGTAGACCAATGGTTTATGAAAGAAGAGCCAGGTCAATGGCTTCGTCATATCACAGGAAGCGAAGGAATTCGTAAGACCCGTGCCGCGTATTTCCAGAAGTTCATCCAGGAAAAAGGAATCGATTTCATGGGTACAATCGTACACATCAAAAC